GCTGAGATAGCGACTGGGACGTTAAATAAGAAGACGTATACTAAACTTAGCGCACAAATAGGAATGATCAAAGCAACTGACTCTGGGTTTAAAATAACACCAAGAACGTGGGTAGGTAGATAATGGCCGATGTATCTGTGTCTCTTCCTTTTTCAATTGACGCTTATGGGAAAGTGAACGTTACAAGAAACTATTCAAAACTATGGGCAGACAGAGTTCGAGCCACAGTAGGGACCGCATTAGGTGAGCGTGTGATGAGGCCTCAATTTGGAAGCCTAATCCCTTTCCAAGTATTTAACGGAGAAGAAGAAGCCATTAGTTCTATCGAAATAGATCTACGACAAGTTTTTGATGAGCAGTTACCATTGCTGCAACTCAGCCAAACAGATGTGTCTTTTGATGAATACACTGGAACTATTAATATAGTCGTTACTTACGCTCTTCCAAATCAAGAAGTTGTAAGTACCAATATTGCTATCGTAACTGTTACAGGCATTAACCCGACCGTTGAGGAGACAAAGTGAGCACACCACCATCCAGTACGCCTATTTCCGTAGATTACACCAGCAAGGACTACTACTCTCTACGTGAAGAGTTAATAAGCCGTGTTCAACTTCGAGTCCCCGATTGGACGGGAGAGGACCCTGCAGACTTTGGTATTGCTCTGATAGAAGCGTTTGCATATTTAGGCGACCTCATCACATACTACATTGATAGAAATGCTAATGAGTCATTCTTATCTACAGCAACTCAGCGTTCAAGTATCTTGAATATTGCTCAGAGTTACGGCTACATACCAGCAGGATACGGCAGAGCATTTACAACACTGCAGTTCTTTAATTCTTCAGCCAATGCGATCACGCTTCCAGCAGGGTCTGTTTTCTACGGCGACATTGTGATTGAAGATACTGTTCAAAAAGTTTATTTTACAACCGACTCAGAGGTAACCATTCCTGCAAAGGTTGGCGCTGTAAACGGTGTTGAAACTATAACAGCACAAGAGGGAATGCCAGTTTCCCTCGTTGCAATAAACACTAATGAGTATGGTGAGCAAGTCGGAACTTCAACTGGACTACCTAACATGGTTTTTGAGTTAGGGGAAACACCTGTTGCCGAAAACTCTATCGAAGTCTACGTCCAAGATGGAGATGCATATTCAAAGTGGACACAGGTAAAGCACTTAATTGACTACGGTCCAAATGATCAAGTTTTTGAGATCTCAATGGATGCAGACTCAATTGTCAGCATTTATTTTGGAGACGGTGTGTCAGGATTAATTCCAACAAAATTTTCTGACATCCGTGCAAACTATATTGTTGGTGGTGGAAACTTGGGAAATGTTGATAGCAGTACTATTGACACTATTTACCATGTTCCCTCTCTTTCAGAAGGCGAATTAATTTCTCTTCAAAGTCAGGTTGCTGTAACTAACACCGATGCTGCCCTTGGTGGAACAGACCCCGAAACACTAGATCAAATCCGTAATGCTGCGCCGTTAACTCTTAGAGCCAACAATAGAGCAGTAACGCTTCAAGACTATGCAGACTTAGCACTGGGAGTAAGTGACGTAGGGAAAGCAAACGCTACCGCCAGTATCTGGAACTCTGTAACAGTGTACGTTGCCCCACTACGAAACTCAGTGAACATTGAACTTGCCCCAGGATACGATGAGGCTGGCGCTCTTTCCCCAGCATTTCTCAATACGAAGGAAGATGTTGAAAGTTATTTAGAAGATAAGGTTTTACTTGGAACTACTGTCACAGTATCGCCACCATCCTACGTAGATGCCTCACTAACTATTCGATACACAAAGTTACCGCAATACACTACCGCTCAAGTTGAAAAATCAATTAAAGCAAAGTTCTTAACAGAGTTTGGTTATATTAATCAATTTTTTGAATCAACAATCTATCCTCAAGATGTTGAATTTGTTATTCAACAAATTCCTGGAGTTAAGACATCAAGAGTTACTTCACTGTATAGAACAGGCGTACCACTAACTACTGCAACTGCATCAGGTACAGCAATCACCTACTCCTCTGGAACTAAAGCACATGGGCTCAGTGTTGGGTCTACAGTAACTGTGACTGGGTTTAGTCCTGCTGGATATAACGTAACTGCAGCAGTAGTCACGGCTGTAACAACCACAACTTTCAATGTTGCAAGTACACAAAGTTCAGGAAGTGCAACAGGCACAGGTGCATTTACTGCATATTCCACATTGATAGGAAGTCCAAATGAGATTTTCCGATTCCTAGCGTCTAACCTCACTGTAAGCGCACTGTAGTGGAGCAGCGAGATTTTATTAAACGACTAAACGGAATATACCGTGCAGTCGTTGTTGACAACAGGGACCCTAAAAATTTAAGACGCATAAAGGTGCAGGCTCAACCAACTGGTGTACAAGTAAGTGACTGGGTCTGGCCTGTGCTTTCAACCAATAGGCCGCCAGCAATTGGTTCAGGTTGTTGGGTCATGTATCAAGGAGGAGATCCAGAGTACCCAGTGTGGATTGGGGAGTTTGGTGAACAGGGGCTAACTCAAGGATTGTTCTGCCATGGTTCTTGGCATAATACAGAGAGCATGTACGCGGAGTATGTAAACACCGCTTATCCAATGCAGTGTAACGTGATAGATAACGAAAAAGGCGTAACCCTTGTAGATCAGTCTAAAATGGTAGTAGGACAATCAGGTGTTTACAATGTTCAGTTCTCTGCTCAGTTTGACAAATCAAATGCAAATGTTGAGCACGCTTATATTTGGCTTCGTAAAAACGGAGAAAACGTAGCGTACTCAGCAAGTAAGGTCGCTATTCAAGGTTCTACAGCGGAGGTTATTGCTGCATGGAACTTTCATTCTCCAGCAATAGCGGGAGACTACTTTGAGGTTGTAGGATCTGTAACAAACACGGGAGTCTACCTACCAGCCATTCCTGCATCTGGAGTTGTTCCTGGAATTCCGTCAGTAATCTTAACTATAAATCAGATCGCTTAGCAAGTAATTTAGTACTAAAACCACGAAAATAGACCAATAGAGTTGAGAGGAAAGTAAATGCCGACAGTAGCATCGTACCCAGAGAACGTAAAAAACTTTGGAACAGACAGGGTTGACTTCACTGACGTCATCTTTGCTGAGCACGTCAATACCTTGCGTGCAGAGATTGTTGCCATCGAGTCCTCTTTAGGAACAAACATCAACACTGGAACTAACGGCGTCGGCGCCTTTGACCCAGTCACAACTGCTTGGCCTAGTTTACAGAGTAGAATAACAAATATTGAATATGGACTAAGGGATGCGCTTGATGTGACTATTGATGTGGTGAACCCTTTCCTACTTGCTGGGTGCTAACCCGTGTCAAAGTATGCCAACGTTGTCTACGGTAGCGGTAAGTACGGAGAATCTCCAGCACTTGACTTCTCTGTTGATCCAATGTCAACAGTTGTCCTTGATTTTGCTTCAGTCGAAGTTTCTTGGATTAATCCAACAGGAGATTTCTCTCGCATTCGATTACTAAGAAATCAACAGGGTTTTCCAGAACACTCTGAAGATGGAATTATTATTTGGGAAGAATTTGCAACTGCGGGAACTACAAGTCGTAATTCTTTTGTTGATAGCACAGAAAATCCAACACCACCACTTTCTAACGGTCGACCAGTATTCTACGGAATATTTTTGTACACCTCAGATGACACATGGGTCAGCGCTGGGACTGTAGAGGACGTCATACCATCAGACCACAATATGCAAAAAACAATTATTGATTTAATGCCTAAAGTCTATACGTCAGAAGAACAAAGTCCACTAGCAGTTACGCAAGACACTACGGTTTTTTACAATTTTATTGACGGGTTCTCATTTACTGCTGAGCAACTATTGACTGCATTGGATCTTATCCGACCTAACTATTTGATAGAGGGAACCCCATCAACTCTTTTAAGAACACAAACAATAAATGTTGGTTTAGATCCTGAACCAACAATATCTGTTAAAAATCAGAAAAAATTAATTCGTGAAGCATTTTATCTTTACGCTAATAAAGGAACTAAACGAGGGCTAGAGACATACGTTGAGTCATTAACTAATTATGCACCTACCATCACTCTTTCAGACAATCTTCTATTGACTGTTCAAGACTCTACTTTCTACAATTCAATAGGAAACTGGACAGCAACAAACGCAACTCTTACCGCAAGCACAGCGCAGGTTCCGACAACTTCAAGTACAAACCAGATGGACACAACATATACGTGCCAGGTAGTAGCAAATGGTGCAGGAGCAATGTCTTTAGGAGATTCAGATCCTGTAAGAAAAGGAATACCTGTTCAACCTGATACCGAATACACTTTCTCTTGCCAACTAAAAAGACCAACAGGTTCAGGAAACATAACGCTCTCAGTACAGTTCTACGACAAAGACGCAATCGCTACAGGTTCTTTGGTGTCAGCAACCGCTGTTGCTGCCTCTAGTTCTTGGCAACAATCCACTCTTACAGTTACCTCAGAAGCGGACGCTGTATATGCAGTTGTAAAAATTGCGTACAGTTCTTCAGGAACATACTTTATCGATGAAGTCTGTTGTCAACTGGGAGATACAGCCGTGTACGACGAGGCTCGAACAGTCACGGTTGAAGTTAGCCCAAACAAAATAAACTACATTAAGAACCCATCTTTTGAAGTAGATGCTTCAACGTGGACTGTTACAAACGCAACTTTTAGCCAAGACTCGTCAGTTCCAACAGTTGGATATCCAGGTTCTTACAGTGGGAAGTTTGTTGCAGCAGGTGCATGGAGCATCACGACCAACTACGAAATCCCAATAACAGCAGGGCAGTACTACACCGCCTCCGCTTACATCAAAGCGTTGGCAGCCACAACTGTTGACCTAAAGATAAAGTTCTATGATGACGAATATGCACTGGTAACTACTGCGCTTGCAGAAGGTGTAGAGGTAACCACCTCCTTCAACAGAGTGGCCATCACAGGCTTGCCAGACTCAGCCTCTTTAGCGACTTACGCTGTTTTTGAGATCGTTGGTACAGCAGCCACTGTTTACATTGACCTCGTACAGTTTGAAAAAACCTCAGCGCCTACCGAGTACCTGGACGGATCGATGCCAAATGATTTTGGGGTCATCTGGTCAGGAACGGCCAACGCCTCGTACTCCTATCAGTACTTCAGTAAGTTGATAAAACTGCCTCGCTTGGCCCAGACTATCGACGGCTGGATGCCTCCTAACACTTTTTGGAGATTGAGAACGCCTGTCAGCATTGAATACACCAGCCTAACGGTGTAGGCTCTGGGTCATGACTGACCTATTAATCTCTGTTGCACTTGTTGGAATTGCTGTTACCTACATCATTGAATTCATAGACCTTGTAACAGCAGGGTTCTTTGGAGTCTCAGTACTTAATAAGTTTTTATCGCTACCGTTAAGTGTTGGCGGTCTATTTGTGTTAGGAACAACTGACATACAGTTAACGGTAGCCGCACCAGCAACTGCTTTTGTAGCGCTGTTCATTAGCAAGTTAATTAATCAACCAGTAGCAACTAAGGTACCAAGGTTGCGAGGCTTGTAGAGTGAACATTGTTGTAATCAGTTTTGATCCAGACGTTGATGTGACAGCAGGGCTACAGGCTCTTAGCGTCAAATACCCTAAAGCAAAGTTCCTTATTGCCATTGAGGAGTACGGGCAGTTTGCGAAGACAGCAGTAAAAGCCGCCATGGAATTAGGGAATTTTCATCTTTATTTTTCAGAAGAGGCATCAATACAAGAGCCAGTACACAAGGACCAAATAACGTTCTGCAATAACCCAATCAAAGAGATGACACGACAGATTACCTTCGAAGATGTATTGGCAATTGTTTGGGATGAGTCCCTGGACGTACATGCCGTAGTGCACTCTTTAGAGGACTTCGGCATCGATATGTGGGACATCAGCGATGGGTTAGACATTATTGAACTGGACTATGACGGTGACGAGAGCACCGATGAACTCTACGAGATTATGACCAACAGCCTAGAGGTCTTTGCCCAGAGCCTTGCCGCCTACATCACCTCAACTGTGCTCGATGTTCTTACCGAGACGATCCGTGAGAGGATGGCCGAAGACGACGACACACGGGGCATCGACCTGTGAGAATCCCGCCTGAGGCCTATACAGCCAATTTAACCGATTATCAGTTCCGACTCCTAGCCACCATATGCCATTTAGAAGCCTCTGGAGGCCGTTTAGAGACGACAAATGCCGCTTTGGGTATAGCGACTGGCAACGTGACTGAGAAGACCGTTCGCAGGGGCCTTTTAGCCTTGGAAGAGGCTGGCTTTATTCGCCGTACAAAGACTAAGCGAGCCAATGGATATCGTGGCAAAGATGTGCTGGACATTACGAGCCCAACTGGGCCTGTAGAAGCCCAGAAGGATTGGGCCTCAAATGTCCACACCTCACATGACTATAGTTACAATAGTCATATAGCCAATAAGCCATTAGTACCTAATAGCCAAGATAGTAATAAATTAAAAGATTCTGAATCCAAAGGGATTCTAATGAAAGAGATAAAGATACCTATGAGAAAATGGGAAGATGATGGAGAAGATCTGGCAGGGTTTGGCTTGGTTGAGCCTAAAGTATTACCACAGAGGGCAGTTAGAAAATCAGACCCTAAGACCCGTGGAAGACGACCACAGCACGAGTGGACCCCAATGGACGTTGCTGCAGAGTTTAGTTACCAGGTGGGCCGCAAGTACCCGTTACTTCCAGGTACCGTCTCAGTCAAGTCGCTCTCTGGAGCACTTGCCAAATTCAGAAAGCAATACGACACCACACCCTTGATTGAGTTAGAGTTGCTTCGTCTCTTTATGGCAGACGAGAGAAACTTTGCTCAGATTGGTGACGAGGCTCCGCATCTCTACAAGAAGTACCTCGCATCATTTGGCAAGAAGATGAATCAAGCACGGGAGAACCTGGGTTTGACAAAGGTCAATGCACCAGCAGATACTTCCGTAAAGATCGGCACAATTACAGCCAGCGATGGCCGTGTATTCCAGAACTCACTTTCTGGGCGTGCACAGTTAGAGCGCTATGAAAAAAGATTAGGAGCAAGCACATGATTCCAAATACGATGACAGGTGGTCAACGTCAGTTGACAGAGGCAGACGTAAAGAAAATGATTACAGAAGAATTGAAAAAGGAGAACAACAATGGCTAAGAAAGTAAGCAAAGTTTTCAAAGCAGACCTAAAGAAGAACAACGTAAAGGGTGGCGCATGGATGGCTACCGTCAGCGTTCAGGATGAGGGCATCGACGTAGTTAGTGTTTTTGTTACCTCAGCATGGGCAAACGCCTCAGCAGGAAAGCGTTGGGTCAAGGAGCAGGTCCTAGCATTAACGCCACGCAAGTCTGTGAAGATGATTGCTGGAAGCGAGTTGGATGTAAAGAACAAGCCTCTTTCATTTTCTGGCGAACTTGTTTTCAAGGCGTAGAAAAAGAGTGGGAGCAATTAAGGCGATTGCTTTAGACGCTCGTGAAGATGTGATCCGTGAAGTTCAGGCTTTTGCTTCCGAATACTCACATGACGTTTTAGGACGTGACGTTGTAATTGTGGAGCAACTGCTTGACTTCTTAGGTGTTCCCTCAGGTACAGGGAAAGAAATGACTGCCTACTGCGTAGCGTGTAAGCACAGCGTTACCGCTTATGATGGCGTTGAAAAATCGCTGAGTTCTGGAAGACGGATGGTCGTTGGCTCTTGCCCATCATGCGGAAGTAATATTCATCGTATTCTTAAAAATTAAAGTGTTGGGAGGGACATTGTGTACGACATTAATGAACTATCTTCTTTAAAGCGCCACTGGCTTACTCGCACTTCTAATATCCCACGCAGATTTTTTGGGCTGGAACCTCAGGACGTTATCGATCGTGCTGGCTTTTTTCCTAAAGAAGTCTCTACATGGATTGATGATGCAGTCAACGGTGAGGTTATCAAACAGATTGGCAACATCGGTATCAACGGTGTTGGGCTTTTGTTTGATGGAGGTCCAGGTATTGGCAAAACAACTCATGCGGTTGTTGCTGCTATGGAGTTCTTACGGCGTCTACCAGAGGATGATGCAGAGGCTTGTAAAGTGTTAGGCACTAATCAAAAAGATTATGGGCTGGCGTTTAAACCTATTTACTACATGACTTACCCAGAGTTTCTCTCTCGTAAAAAAGCAACGTTTGATGCTTTACCTGAGGATAAAAGAGAGACCACCTACGAGTTAGATGGCTACCATGGAAGGTCTAAGTTTGACTGGCTTAACGTTCGCGTCCTCGTTATCGATGACTTAGGAAAAGAGTATGGGTCTGAGTACAACGACTCTTCTTTCGATGAAATATTGCGCTTAAGATATGACAAGGCTCTCCCGACAATTGTCACTACAAATGTTAGACTTGAGAACTGGGAAGCGGTTTACAAGGAAGCAATGGCAAGTTTTGCCAACGAAGCCTTCATCCGTGTACCTATCATTGGTTCAGATTTGCGAGCAGCACAATGAAAGGGATGAACATGAAAGCCTCATGGCGTACTGTCCAACTCTTCATATCCTCACAAGGTGCTGGAGTTTTTGAGGTTGAGGTAGACACCGACTCAAAGGATGTGCGGTGTAACTGCCCTGTCTTTACAAAGAACACTTTTTGCAAGCACACCTCTTTTGTAGAGAACAAGATGCGCTATAACAACGGTAACTACTCGATCCTTGTCCCTTCTGAGATAAGCGAAGACATTGCCATAGACGCAAGTGAAGATCCAGTTAAGTTTCGAGAGTTTGTAGTCAAGTACGCTAAAGTCGAAGTCATATGAAAAACGGAGACATATCAAACGTCTCCTCTCCTCAGGCAGTCTGCGTAACAGATGTTGTGATCCAGTTAACACAGCAGGAGACCAAGAGACTTCTTTCTACGAAGGTTGAGACAAAGGTAGGCGCTATAGACCTACAGGCTGCAAATAAATTATGGTTGCTCTCCAACAACTACGCAATCTCTCTTGAACTTGCCGCTTTTGAGGAGGATGGCTGGACAGAGGAGTTGTTAGACAAAGCGTTTGAAAAATTAGAGCGGCGTGTTGTAAACCCATTTAACTATTGGCAACTGTATGAGAACCCTGACGAGTTAGTTATGGGCCTTCCGTACAGGCCTAACTTAAAGGCCGTGATTGATATTCCAGGCCGAGTTGCCAGATACGGGTCTGCTGGTGTAGAAATAGGTAATATCTAAAACCCTTGAGGGAGGGAAAATGGGAAATATAGCAAACGTCATCTGCCCAATGTGCCGCAGTAACGACATTAATCGAATTTGGGTTAATGCGAATTCATATTTGCAATGTGCTACTTGTGGTGAACGATTCCGTTAGGAGAAAAAGATGGCAGCAGATAACGAACATCGTTTAGTCAGCAAGGTCATTCGTGATCGAGACATCATCCCTGCACTGCAGATTGGTGTTACCGATGCGTGGTTCTTAGACGACGAGAATAAACGTGTGTGGGCTTTTGTTCGTAAGCACTACGGTGAGTACAACGAAGTTCCTACCGCTGTTACTGTGAAAGATCACTATCCAAACTATAAGGTTCTTGATGTACAGGATTCAATTGACTATCTGCTTGACACGATGGTCGATTTTCGTCGACGCCTTCTCACAAGACAGGGTCTTGAGAATGCTATCGAACAACTTCAGGAAAACAATCACGATGGTGCACTGCTTGCTATGGAAGCAACCATCACAAAGGTTAACGAGCAAGGTGTTCTTGGAACACATGAAATTGACTTAACAAAGAACACCGAGCAACGGTACAAGGATTACCAATCACTACAGAACGCAGAGTTCCTTGGAATACCAACTGGCTTTGCAAAGATTGATGAGGCAACCGCTGGTCTGCAAGGCGGTCAGTTGGTAACAATTATTGCACCGCCTAAGACTGGTAAGTCACAGATTGCATTGAAGATGGCGATTAACATTCATCGTCAAGGAAAGATTCCGATGTTCCAATCTTTTGAGATGAATAACCATGAGCAACAACAACGTCACGACGCCATGCGTTCTAACATTTCTCACGGACGATTGAGGCGAGGAAAACTACTTCCAGCAGAAGAGGCTCGTTACATCGACGTTTTAAATGATATGGAGAAGGAGCACTCATTCCATTTAGTAGATGCTGTAAATGGAATTACTGTTTCAGCACTTGCTGCAAAGATTGAGCAGACAAAACCAGATATTGTATTTGTAGACGGTGTGTATTTGATGCTTGATGAGATAACTGGCGAGATGAATACGCCACAAGCAATTACAAATATTACTCGTGCCCTTAAGCGACTAGCACAGAAGATTGATAAGCCAGTCATCATCACAACGCAGACATTGCTTTGGAAGATGCGTGCTGGAAAAGTAACTGCTGACTCTATTGGCTACTCATCATCGTTCTTCCAAGACTCAGACGTTATTCTTGGCCTTGAGCCAATCGAGGAAGACGAAGAACTTCGTAACCTTAAAGTAGTTGCCAGCCGTAACTGCGGACCTACTGAGACTGCTTTGACATGGCGCTGGGAGACTGGTTGCTTCCATGATGAAGATGAAGTATTTAAGTGCAAGTACTGCTCTGACTGGAGCCGTGTGTGATCGATGTTGAGCGTGTCCTAGTTGGACTTGACTTACAACTTTATGCACAGCGTGGAGCCGAAGTTAATGGGTTATGCCCAATGCACAAGAAGCGAACAGGAAAAG